AGACAAGGCTTTTGCGTTTATTAGAATTAGTGCAAGTAAAAACAAACCCAATTACAGGCGATAAAGAGGAGTTTACAGTTGCAGAGCAATTGGATATGATGGTATTACAAAAGGCATTTAAAGGCGATTTAAGGGCTTATCAGGAAATACTTGACCGATTAGAAGGCAGAGCAAAACAAACTAACGAAATAGAGTTATCAGGAGGATTGCAAATAAATTGGGAAGAAAAGAAAACCTATGTAGAAAATAAAGGAAGCGTATAATGGAACTATCCATAAAACAAACAATTGCATTAGATTTACTTGAAGATAATAAAACAAACGAAATACTATTTGGTGGTGGTGCAGGTGGCGGAAAAACTTTGCTTGGATGTTATTGGCAACTTAAACAACGGCTAAAATATCCAAATACACGAGGGTTAATCGGTCGTGCCGTACTTAAAACGCTAAAAGAAACTACCCTTGTTTCATTTTTTCAAGTAGCCAAAATGCAAGGACTTCAATCAGGAGTTCATTACAAATACAATGGTCAAACAAGCCAAATAGATTTTCCTAATGGCTCAACAATCCTACTTAAAGACCTTTACTCATATCCTAGCGACCCAAACTTTGATGAATTAGGTTCATTAGAAATTACCGATGCCTTTATAGATGAGGCAAACCAAGTAGATGATAAGGCAAGGAATATTATCAAATCAAGGATAAGGTTTCAGCTAGACCAAAACGAATTAATACCAAAGATTCTTTACACTTGTAACCCAGCAAAGAATTGGACTTATTCGGAGTTTTATAAACCGCAAACTGACAATTCAATAGCGGACAATAAAAGATTTGTTCCTTCGTTAATAGATGATAACCCATTTATATCAAAACACTACAAAGCCAATTTATTAACCCTTGATTCCGTTTCAAAAGAAAGGTTACTATTTGGTAATTGGGAGTATTCAAACGACCCTGCTCAACTAATAGACTATGATAAAATACTTGATTCATTTACCAATACTTTTGTACCTATTGGTAATTCTTATATTACTTGTGATGTGGCACGTTTTGGCAGCGATAGTACTGTCATTGGTGTATGGAGTGGGCTTCGTGTTAGGATTTATCAATTCAATGGTAAATCAGTTGTTGAGGTCGCTGAACTTATAAAAAACCTAGCATTAGAACATAAAGTACCTAATCTTAACATAATAGTGGATGAGGATGGGGTAGGCGGTGGGGTAGTAGATATTCTTCGTTGTAAAGGATTTGTTAATAATAGTTCACCATTAGAAAACCCAATTATAAGAAGTAAGGAAAATTTTGATAACCTTAAATCACAATGTTATTTTAAATTATCCGAACTAATAAATAAAGCAGAAATATACATTCAATCAGATGGCAAACAAAAACAATTAATTATTCAAGAACTAGAACAAGTAAAACAAAAATCGGTTGATAACGATAGTAAAAAAGGTGTTATTTCAAAGGATAAAGTTAAGGCTGCAATAGGTCGTTCACCTGATTTTAGCGATTGTCTTGCTATTCGAATGTTCTTTGAATATATACCCAAATTTTCGGTAAGTGTATTTTAACTTAAATTTCTTTAACTTTGTTTAAATTCTAATAATATGGGTTTATTTGACATCTTCACTAAAAAGAAGATTAACACACTATTTCCAACAATTCCTTTAAGTTCGCAAATAGCAATTGAAAAAGGTATTGTTACTTGGCAGGGCGGAGATGCTAAAAGTTTTGTTGATGATGGATACGTAGCAAATGATATTGTTTATTCAATAGTTAAGTTAATCACGGATAAAGCTAAATTAGCACCATTTAACGTTTATAGAGTTGTAGATGAAAGAGCAGCAAAGAAATACAAAGCAATGTCTGCACAAAAAGACATTAGCTTAAAAGAACTTGAATCATTACACAAAAAGGCATACGAACTATATACAGGAGACCAACGCTTAAACGAGTTGCTAAAATACCCAAATGTTGAAGATACTTGGAGTGATTTTGTTGATTTTTCCATTTCATCTAATCTACCATCTAATTTCTCAATGATAGCCTCATCTAAAAACTTTACTTGTTTAGATGCGTTTTTCTTTTGTGCAGCAGCTTGAGCATCAAATTGTTTTTGTGCTTCATCTTTTACTACACGGATTTCAGCGTTTGTTGCTTCCAACTTCGCTTCAATGCTAGCTTGAAAACCTTTAAGGTTATCAGCCATTTCGTTAATTACGTTTTCCATTTTTACTTTTTTAGTATTTTATTAAATTCTTTAATTGCCTTCAAGATTTCCGCATCATTGTTTTTGACTTCCTCAATTATCGGCTGGGGTGCTTCTGCGACCATAGTGATTTCTTTAACGATTTCAATCTCCAATAAATCTGCTTGAATCCTTTTTATTTCAATCTCCATCAACGCAAAGGTTTCATCGGTAAATTTACCGCCTTTAAACGCTTTCAAGAGTTTCTCTAGCCTATTTGCTAATTGTTCTTTCTTTACTTCACTCTTTACTGAAATAGTTGGTGTTTCAGGGTTTGCTGCCCATAATACCGCACTACCTTCATAAAGTTTAAGTTCCGTTATTGTTCTTACTCCATCCTTACCTACGCTTGAATTAATTGTAGTAAATCCGATTGAGTGTTGGTTGATTAAACCTGCATCGTACATTTTCATTATATCTTCACCTGTTTCGGTCATTACTATTGGAGTAATTGCAATAAGCATATCACCTTCAACATATAATTGTTCGGGCTTACCTATTACAGCCTCCATTTCAGCACAATGGTCAACTAAAGACCATATTAAGTTTTTACCTGCTGGACCTCTTTCTTTTAAGGTTTTGGTAAATGCTTCAGGAACGATAATATCGTTATCCAAATCTACATTACCAGTTCTTGCCCATACGGCTTTTACTCTGCGTTGCTCGGTGTCAACATCCATTACCTCATAACCGATGTCTTGTTTTTCAACAATTAAATCTTTAGATGCGTAAGTTTTCATATTTACAAAGTTATATTTTTTTTTATTATTCAAACAAGTCTGCAATCAATCTACCAATTTGCATTCCTACTACATTAGTTAATATGCCCCAAATCATTCCGACATTCCCTTTTGGTGGGTTATCTTGTAGCTTTAATAGTTTGCCATTTTTATCCCTTTGTGCCTCATATCCTAAAGTACAACGGCAATTACAAACATCACCAGCACTTCCACTTGAATCGCACGGATGTAGCATTAAATCAAATCCACCTTTTTTGTTTTGTAGTTTAAAGGTTTCATCTATTGGTAATTTTTTCCCATCCATATTTAGGTGGTCAAATTGGTCTCTTGGAATCCTTCTAGTTCTATTGTCTTTTGCTGCAATCCATTCTTTCATTGTTACAAGCCCAGTACTCGTTGCTCCAACCATTGAGCCAATATTAGCAGCCCTACCTGTTTCCGTTCTAGCAATAAGTTCTGCTCTATAATCCGTTATTCCTGCACCCCTCAATAAAACAATTGTTTCAGGTAGTGTTAGGTTTTGTTCGGCTGATTGAACTAAATATCTTCTAATTTGGTCTTTGGTTGTATTTGTGATGTCGGTAGCTAATTGGTCAAGTCCTTGCGTTTGCAAATATTGAAGGATAGTATAACTAAACAAATCCGTTTCAGCTGATTTAACCTCCAATGCCTCGTAATGCCCCTTTACTGACCTTTTAACGACCTTACTTGATATTTGAGCCATCTTTACACCCATAGCTAAATGGAGCTTTTGTATGGTCTTTTTAATGGCTTTATCGCTAATTGCGTTGTAGTCTAGTGTACGGCAATAGGTATTCACCTGATTTTGCAGTTCTTTCTTGAACTTCGGTGAATATTGTTTTAATGCGTTGGCATATAATTTTCTATAATCTTGCCAAATCATTTTATGGGTTTTGGTCAGGAATATTCAAAGGTTGAAATTGGTCAATAGTTTGCAGTCCTGTTGGGATATAAAGTTTCTCTAACTCTTCGGTAGGGATATAATCAGGAACATTGATATTCATTATTTCCAACTTTTGTTTAGGGCTAATCCACCACGCTTTATCAAGCCATTCAGTTTGTTCTACTTTGTTTGCTTCTAATTCTCCAAATACTGAAATATCATAATCTACATAAAGATTTGTTCCTTTATAACCCCAGTCGCTATGTAATTTCCTATTAAGGTTTTCAGTCAATGCGTTAAGTAATGGGATGGCACAACGAAGTGTTAATGCCTTTTCCCCTTCTCTTTGATTGTTATAGGTCTTTGAATCGCTATCGTTTAATAATTGACTAGGTACTCCGTAAATGTTACAAAGTGCTTTCAAATCCCACTTTTCCGATTCAATGATATTAAGTTCAACAGGTGAAAGTCCAATTTGTTTCCAGTCTACTTTATAACCTGATACTGCAATTGAATTATAATTTAAACTGCCGCTTTTTTCGCTTACTGCCTTTTTAAGTGCTTGTGCTTGTGCTTGTCCACTTGTAGGGTCAAAGCGGTCATCATTCATAAATAAAACTCCAGCAGGTCCACCATTTTGAAACGATGCAACTGAAGCAGTTTTAGCTTCGTTTGAACGTGTTAAGTTTTTAGCAGCAGCCATCAAAGGACTTTGCCCATAAAGTTGATTTCCTGTTACGTTCCATTGTGGATTCCAAAATTTATCGTGTAGAATCTCTTTTGTATCAAAAGACCACATCACACCATAGTATAGTTGATAACCAACCCTAGTTGCTGGGAATACGTTTATATCAGCTATGATTGCCATATACTGACTAGGCAAAGCAAACAATTCATAAGGTTTCCCTTGATTGTTTCCAGCTTCAATCATTTTTGCGTATATGAAAGTATTTCCTGTAATTAGTTTAAATCCACACCATTGCTCTACAAAATCACTCCAAGTATCTTCCTCGTTTGGATATTTAAGTAATTCGTTTAATCTTGAATCGCCTGTATAAAGTTCGTATGCCTTTTTATGTAGTGTTTCTAGTTCTTTTAAGTTAACGTCTTTTTGTGCAGCCATTGATTTGTATTTCTTTGCTGCTCTTTCATCTACAACCTTATAAACACTGAATGGTGCTAATTTAGCTTTATCCGTAATTAACTTTACTATTGAATAAACAATATCATTTGCTACATATCCGTCATCAACAAAACTACGTTGGTCTCCGCCCTGCCAAGTTACAATGCCCCTTTCTATTGCTATTTGCGAACCCAAAGGAATTGTTGGAAATAGTGTGTTAATCTTCTTTTTAGTGAAGATGTCAAATAAACCCATATTATTAGAATTTAAACAAAGTTAAAGAAATTATACTAAAATACACTTACTTCAAATTTTAGTTTGGTCAAGTGAGTGAATACTGCGTATCGTGAAGCATCTAATGCGTCATCATTTGCTTTGACTGGCTCTTCAATTACATTATCATTTTTATCCTTTTTCCATTTGTACGACATAAACTCCCTGCGTAGATTTTGGCTATGATATTGTATGTTAATTGGATAAGATTTCATTTTAACTATTCCTGCCCATACATCCTTTTGAGCAGGTTTAATATTAAATCCTTGTCGGTAAAGTTCCTCTATTGATTTAGGTTCGGCTGCATCTGCATAGATAGTTGCTCTTTCAGGTACTTTTTCTTTTATCAATCTTGTAAGGTCGGATAGTGTAAGTCCGCTTTGATAAATGATTTCCTCAAAGTAGTTTTCGCCTTCGTGATGCGTAACCTTTATAAGTGCAGCTGGATGCACATAACCAAAGTCAAGACCATAGAATACATCTCCTTCTGGTGCGGTGTCGTATAGTTTCCATTGGGTGTAGATTAATTCTTTTGCTGCACCTCGTTCTCCTAATCCGTAAACCTTCCACAAAAAATCATCAGGTAGTTTTTTATACTGCTCAATGTTTTTTATTTGTGATTCGGATAGGTTTGGGATATTGTTTAGGTATGTAGAATGGATGCGTTTGTTTTCAGGATTGTCCGCTATTTCATAAACCCAATTAACAAAGTCAGCAGGATTCCAGTCTAGGAATACCTTACCTGTTGTACGCATTAGTAATTGGTCGTATAAAGTTCGCTTGATTAAGTTAGCCTCGTTTATAAATAGAATATCCCTTGCTGGTCCTCTTGCCTTACTTTCATCTTCTAGTCCAAACAGTTCAATGTAAGACCCATTGGGGTAAGTGTATATAAAATCGGAAAAACTAAAGTCATTATCCGACCATAAACCCCAATTCTCCATTATAGATTTAAAATCCCTATAAACACCTCGCTTGATATGGGGAAGGGAATGAGAAACAATTGAAATCCTAGTCTTTGGATTGTTGTAGGCTATCTCAATCAGTAACTGAACAATGGAATAAGACTTTGAACTCCTTGTGCCACCTTCATTGCAAATGACAGGATAACTGCCTTCGTATGCTCTTTTGTTGGCAAAGAATACTGGTGTTGCATTAATCTTCAATTGGTTTGCATCGGTCATCTTGTTGTATTACTATTTGAACGCTACCTTGAATGTTTGCGTTTAAATCCGTTGTTTGTTTTGCTCTGCCCTCTAATCGGTCAAGTATCTCCTGATAAGCCTTTAAATCTCCTTTGAATGCCTTTTGTAGTACCATCATATCTAATTGCTCTGCAACTGTGAACTCCTCTTTTTCCCCTGTAATTGGGTTAGTTTTTACTTGTACTAATTCTAGTAAACGCAAAAGCCTTGTTTTACTATTTGGTATTCCTTTAGGTCTGCCATTAGGGTTTCTTACTTCCCCTTTTTGAGCAGGTATTAAATTTTGTTCGTTTGCCATTTTCTCTAATCTCTTTCTTAATTAACTACAAAGTTACTCCGTTCTTTTTGATTATTAAGGTTGGGTCAAGTTTCTTCATTCGGTCAACTATAACTTGGCAGTATTTTGGGTCTAATTCTATCCCATAGCATTTGCGTTTAAGCTGGTGTGAAGCAACCATTGTTGAACCTGAACCTAAAAAACCATCAGCAACTAATTGACCTACTTTTGATGAATTTTCTATCAATGGAGCTAATAGTTTAATAGGCTTCATTGTCGGATGTACATCGTTTTTAGTTGGCTTATCACAATGTATAATAGTTGTCTTTTGTTTATCAGAAGTTATTTCTTTTACTAAATCTAATAATTCTTTTTTGTTTAATTTTCTATAATCAACTTCATCTTCAATTACAGTTGTCTTTGTTCTATCTTCAGTAAAATAGTGAGCTGCTCCTTCTTTCCATCCGTATAAACAAGGTTCGTGTTTCCAATGGTAATCTTGCCTACCCATTACTAATGCATTTTTAACCCAAATTATACATTGTTTAAGCAATAAACCTGAATCTTTAAATGCTTGTCTAAAATTTGCACCTTCACTATCTGCGTGCCAAACATACCAACCACCACCAGCTTTTGTATAAGAACCTAATGCAGTATAAAAATCATATAAAAATTGATAAAAACTATCATTGCTCATTTCGTCATTCATAATCTTTAATCCTGTACCGCCTTCATAATTAACATTATAAGGTGGGTCTGTCATTACCATATCTGCTAGTTCGTTATTAAATATTTTAGCCCAAGTATCGGTTTGAGTTGAACTACCACATAAAAGTTTATGTTCTCCTATTTCAAATAAATCTCCTTCTACGATATCAGTTGTTATTGTTTCTGGTATTTCGTAGTCATCTTCTTCTGCTGCAATAATTGTATCATCTATATTTAAATCAGGTATATCCAATCCCCATTCTGTTAATAAATCAATATCCCAATTGTTTGCAAGGTCATCCCAATCCCATTCTCCATATCCTACATTATCTTTAACGATAAATTCTTTCTTTTGTGCTTCGCTTAAATCTTTTGCTTGTTTTACAGGCACATCGGTTAGCCCAGCTTCAATACAAGCCTTTAGTCTCATATTGCCACCTAAAACCATATTATTTTCATCAATGACAATTGGTCTGAGTTCAAGCATTTGGGGGAAATCTTGGATTGACTTAACAAGTTGTTTAAACTTATGGTCTTTAATTAGGCGGGGATTGTTTGGGTTTGGTTTGATTTCGTTGATGTTCATTTTTTGTCTATTTGCTTTAATATTTTATAAAGTGCTATAATTGAAAATAATAACATTATTAAAAATACTGACCCAAGTATAAAATTATACGTCATCATCTTTTTTGTTTTTATCAAGTAAATACACCCATAAAATTGATAATGGTAAGGCTATTATGACTGATATGATTGCTGGTATTAACATTATCGGTTTTTTGTTGGTGTTCTAATGGATGCAGTTTGTGGCACTTCCTTACTTTTATAGTTTTTTATGTCCAATTCTTTACTGCATTTATTACATTTAAAAGTATAGGTTTTAAGTTCACTATGCCAAATGTACCTTTCATTTAAAGTTCCACACTTGCAGTTATATTCTTTCTTTGAGAATGTATCTTTCATTATCCTTGTCGGTTGTATGGTTTTGTTGGTTTGTCTTTCGGTCCGTTACTTTTTTTGTACTTACCTTTTTTTCTTGTGCCAAAGTTTACCTTTCCAGCTGCGTTTAGTTTCGCCATTATTTATACTTTTCAATTAATTCGTTAAGTTCAGTTCTACTCCAACGCTTAATCAACCTATGTTGGCTTTCTAGGTGTAAAACCATTCGTTCGCCTATTTTATCAATTAGGTTTCTACGATAGCCTATCAAATGGAATTGGTCAAAGCCGTTGCAAGATTTACATTCTCCGTTTACGTTGTATTCATCAAACCGAAGGGCAGAACTTCCCTTAACAGGAACATAATGCCCAGCATCCATATATTCAAAATCCTTTACTTGACCGCAACTAATACAGGTAAAATATCCATCTTGACTGTCTCTAGTCCTTATGTAGCGGTTAAATATTTGTTGAGCCTTTGCGGTTAATCTTGGTATTGATTGTAAAGCCATAATGCAAAACTAGGGATTAACTTGTACACGAACAACTAAATGCAGGATTAAGGTCAGATAGGTCTTGTCCTGTAAATAAATCGTTTTGTGCGTAATTTAGTAATTGTTTGTAGGTTGTATCTCCAAAGTATGTATGTCCTTTGCCTTTTAATTTGCTTAATTCCTCATCTTCAATCCATTCGGTTGCCAATTCAGGATATGACCTTAAAATATTTATTACTGCATTTTTACCTTTAAGAAAACATAAAGTGCAGTTTCCTAATATAGCTGGAATTTCCAAAGTGTAAGGTTTTTTACTCCAATAGTCATTTACTTGTGCCTTATCAATACCTTGTTCATATAAAGGAAATACAGGATGAATATATGCTTGTCGTTTCTCATATCCTTTAACCCTGCGTTCCTCATCTGCCCTAAATCCTACCATCCACTCATAATCTTGTTTTCCATAGTTTGCCCTTAACCATCTTTTAGCGGTTTTAATCTTTAATTCAATCGTACATTCCCTTTTTACTCTATTAGGTATTAATCTCCATTTCTTATGCTCCAGCATTCCCCTGAATCCGCCTTCATAACTTATTCTTGTTACAGGTATATTTTCGTATGCCTCAAAGTCATTTATGAATTTATAAGTTTTTGGATGCTCCCTTTCTGTGTCAGCAAATAAAACAATATCCCCTTCACGATAGTTCATTATTGTCATCAATGCACTTGTCTTGCCACCGCTAAAATTTATTACTCTTTTCATTTTATTGTTCTAAATATTATAATTCGGTCTTGGTAGGTAAATCGTTTCTTGTTTACAGGGTTTAAACATTGTTTGATTTGATACTCGTTTATTCCTGTTACTCTATGTGCGTAGGATACTGATTTAAATATTATTTCTTGTTTAGTGTCTAGGTATATCATTCTCACTGGCTGCGAGTTCTCTGCTCCGTTCATTTGCTATGTCGTTTAGTAATCTTGTTAATGGAATTAAAAATCCTTTAGAACTGTTGTTATCCCCTCCATTTTTAAGGAATAAGTTTTCTTTATAGTAAACCCTACAAACTTGTTTTAGTGCTTTTGTTGGGAATATAAAAGATATATCAAGTTCATCTATTCTATAAATCCAATACTCTGCGGTGGTGGTTGCTAATCCGCTGGGCTTACCTCTTGATTCGTATTCAAAGAATAAGTTTCCTGTTTTATGAATTAACCTATCGTTTTTTACTTCAATATGTTTACCATCAGAAAACATATAATTTATTAAATCTTCGGCTTTTTCGCCAAAGTTTAGGTCGTGGGTAAAGCTGGATGAATATTTCATTTTAATAATCGTTTAATTTCGTAGTAAAAGTCAAATGTTACCAATATGGTAATGGCAAGGATAAAGCCTATAAATATCCTTGTAAACTCAATCGTTAGTTTTAATAGTTCTTTCATTTCTTTTTTGATTTGTTATAACTTTTTTAAATGTTTGCTCCTTTCTTTTATCGGTCATATATAGACCTTTTATTTGTTCTTGGAACTTTGCTTTTTCTTGTGGTGTGATGTCAGGATGGTATTTTATTCGTACTAATACATCTTCTGCTGGTATGAATGTTTCCATTATAATTGGTTGTTAAAGTGCATCATTAAAGAATATTTTTTGCATTGCTGCCTCATTGTTTCATCATCAATTAACATATCTTGAGGTTTCTTTGATTGTGCTAAAAATACTGCCCTTACTTTGGCTTTAATAGTTTCGCCTTGTTCCTTTGATATTTTAATTTGACCTCGTTTCCACATATAGTCAAATACTTGATGGTTTAAGAATTTCCAATTCTTTTGCTCCGATTTATCCCACCATTCTTTTTCATCCTTTATAACTTGCTCTTCATTTATCTGCATTGGTGTTTCGTTTATTTCGTTTATTTGTGTCTTTTGCCTTACCTGTACTGCTATCTTTTTGTATTCAGCCATTACATCGCCAAAGAATTTAGGGCTAAATGCACCATAGTTCCTATCTACATCCAACCGACCTAAAACATAAAGTTCAAATGCTGCTCCTAATTCCTTTAATTTAAATATTCCATAATTCTTTAGTACAAAGTCAACTAGGAATTGAAATTCAGGGCTTGTAGGTGGAACTGCACCGCTTAATTGAATACAAGTTTTTAAGTGTTCGGAAACTTCAATGCTGGAACATTTTGATATGTGCATTGTTTGTAAGGCATCATAAATTTTAATCTCGCTTTGGTTCAATATATTTAAGACTGGCAAGTTGTGTGAAGTTACGCTCACTGACATTGGGTTTATGACTTGTGGTAGCACTTCGGATAATGATTTCATCGTTAAATGATTTATTGTTTAAATATGTGGTTGGGTCTTTACGGAATGTTTTATCAGGGGTTGAGTTAACATACTCTTGTACTATTTTTAAAGCTAATTTCTTTTCATCACTTGTCAAAATATTCCATTTACTAATAGCTTTTTCTTTACTAATTTTTTTATCGTACTTATCCCACCATTCGTTAAACTCACTATCTATTATATTTATTTTATTTACTTTAGTTTCCTTTTCTTTTATTTCCTTTACTTTACTTTCCTTTGCATTACCCTCCCCAATAGCCCCCCTATTACCCCACCTATTATTTGCACCTGTTTTACCGCTTTCGCTTAACTTTAATCGTAATTCTAAATGATGGGCTAATCGTTCGGACCAAAACTCCCCTGAAACAATTGTAAATAAGCCAAAATTCATTAATACCCCATTGACTTTTACATCAGTGCAGTGCATTTGCATAGCAAGTACAGGGATAAGTTCAAGGGGTAATTTGCCTCCAGCGTTGGCTAATTGTTCAATTAAATACCAATAAATACCATAGCCTTCCATTCCTAATTGATGCCGTAAAAACAGGATTTTTGTATCATTTGCAGCGTTATAATCGTGGCTGAAATAATATGTATTACTTTTCATAAATAAAAAAGCCCTCGGAATTGCTGGTAGTTGCAGTACCAACGCATCTTCGGGCAATAAGTTTAGAATAGAATCTGCAACATTCTTTGTCAAAGATATACTATTTTATTGAATATTGGGCAATCTGCTTATTGTTCTCCAGCTTGATTGTGTTAGTTACAATATTCATTCCTTCGTTCCTTAAATCTGCTATTCTTGCTGCTAATCTAAAGCATCCGAATTTGTTTAAGGCATCAATTGGGGTTAGCTTTTTACCCTTGTTTAAGTAATCAGCAATTTGTTTGTTTTGGCTCATAGTTATTGGTTTTAATTAATTGTGTTCTTACTTCTTTTAAATTAGGGTTATAAACAAAAATTAAATAAGGATTTGTAACATCTTTTTTTATTCTTTCTATTGCTTCCTCATTATATTCAAAAGGAATTTCAATAATTAAAATATCAACAGGTGGTATTGGTACAAATTCAAACTTATTTTGACCTAAATTATTAATTATATTATTCATAAATTAATTTAAAAAGGTAATGTTTCGGTGTCTTCCATTTCTTGTTTGTTTTGGGCAAACTCTTTCTTTGCCTCCCAT